GCCGGCTGCCAGTTTTTGTATATCCGCGTGGGAGTGGGCTGGAATAAAGACACCAGATTTGAACAGAACAGAAAAGGCGCACGTGAAGCCGGTATCCCGTTTGGTACTTATTGGGTGCCGTATCCATCCAACACAACCGGCGCGTTGTTAGAAAACTATGCCTTTCTGCATGGTGGCGATTGGGGCGACTTACCGCCTGCGATTGATGTAGAAACATCCGGCTTGGGGCTGGCACTGTTTATCTACTGGCTGAACTTCACCGAACCGCTATGGATAAAACATATCGGAGAGAACGCACCCGCAATCCGTAAAAAGTTAGTTTTCTACACGCGAGCCAGCCATTTCAACGGCTATGCCAACACAAACAACTATAAGCAGGAACTTGGACGGCGCACGAACTTATGGGTTGCGCATTACACATACAGCCCCGACAAAAAGCCGACACTGCCAAAGGATTCATGGGCTGATTATCTGATACATCAGTACAGCGCGGATGAGAACAGCTTAGGCGCAAATTATGGCGTGAAATCGAAAGCTATTGATATGAATTACTGGAACGGATCGGAACTTGATTTTTTCGAGTGGTCGGGCGTGATTGCAGGTGAACCGACACAACCGCCCGAACCAGTACAGCGATATGTGCGCGTCATAGCCAAACAGTCAAACGGACAGCCAGGCTGGTTATTTTTCAGAAACAGACCGGAGTTTTATGCCGGTGACGGCGTGGCAGTCGGTTATGGTGTTCAGCTGAAACTGTTAGAACCCGAACCGATTAACGGACTGTGGCATGTGGAGCTGGATAACTTTGATGGTTATGTATCAGCAGGAACGAAATATACGGAGCTGGTTTGAGTGAACTTTCCTATCCTATCTATACCATCGACCCGCTTTACCGCGTGGATCTTCGTTGTGATGGCGTGGTGCGCTGGGGCTATGAGCGCATGATGGAGCGGACGGCGCCTTACTGTGAATGGCACGAACCGCAATTCCTTGAGCAGTTTGGCGTTGAGATTGACGCGGGTTGGTGGATGTCTAAGCTGGCGCTTGACGGGCTGATGGTGTACGAGTGGCCGCAATGAGCGAATTGGAGCCTTTAGTTGATTTCCAGGCAACCATTTGCCGCGTGAAAACAATGATTGACGGCGGTATCCGGATGGAATTAGATTTGCCGGAGACACAAGGGAATATTTTGACATTGGCTCATGATATCCGCGGTCGTTATTTGCGTGAGGTGATCTATGACGATGATGAATTTCAACACGCACTGCTTGAAAAAGTATAGCCTTATGTGGTTTAGAAATGGGTCCCGAGAGCAAAGCGAGTAAAAAAAAGTTCACAGCCCTTGAGCGAGAGCGCGAGGGTATGCGCTTAAGAATGTCTGGACTTACATACGCAGAGATCGGAAAGCGCCTTGAAATAACCGAACAGGGGGCTTACAAGGCTATCATGCGTGCATTAGGAAAGCTACGCGAAAAGGTTCTGGAGGACGCAAATCAATTACGCGCGCTTGAACTTCAGCGGTTAGATGTTCTATTTAATAAAATGTATGAACAAGCCGTAAGAGGTAATCATGGCGCGGTAGATCGCTGCATTCGTATCCAGGAGAGACGTGCTAAATTGTTGGGATTAGATATGCAGTCGGATGCCTGGGGTGATGATTCAACCAAAGAATTCTACAAACTCCCCGCGGATTCCATCTCCCCCAATTTCATGCCCGTTTACCGCGATATCTGGGCTGCCAAGCATCGTGAGTACGTATTGAGTGGCGGGCGCGGCTCGACCAAGTCGAGTTTTGCGAGTCTGATAACCATCGAACAGCTGCTCAACAATCCACAAGTGCATGGGTTGGCATTGCGTCAGGTGAAGGACACGCTACGAGATTCTGTCTACAACCAGCTTGTCTGGGCGATTGATTATCTCAGTGGTTATTTTGATCTTGAAGGGAAATTCAAATGCACGACCAACCCGTTGGAAATCACCTATAAACCCACTGGCCAGAAGATCTATTTTAGAGGCGGTGACGATCCGTTGAAAATAAAATCCATTAAGCCGCCATTTGGTTACATCGGCATCCTATTATTTGAGGAGCTGGATCAATTCAGGGGGACAGCTGCTGTGCGCTCGATTGTACAATCAGCCATCCGTGGCGGTGATCATGCCATTCAGATCAAGGTTATCAACCCACCGCGCTCTCGTAATAACTGGGCAATCAAAGATATGGAGATCCCCAACGAAAATCGACTGGTTCATCGTTCAACCTATCTGGATGTTCCGCCCGAGTGGTTAGGAAAAGCATTCATGGATGAGGCTGATTTCCTCAAGGAGATAAACCCTGACGCTTATCGGCATGAGTACATGGGCGAATCCATTGGCATCGGAGGACTGGTGTTCGAGAATGTGGAGCTGCGCAAGATCACAGATCAGGAAATCAGTCAATTTGATCATGTTTTACACGGGCTTGATTTTGGATATTACCCAGACCCTGCGCATTATGCCAGATGCCATTATGACTCAGCACGCTTGACTTTATACATTTTTGGCGAAATGCGGGCGTGGAAAGCAGCCAACCGGCGAATATACGATCTGATGACAGCTGCAGGATTACAGCCGAGTGATACGTTGATCTGCGATTCTGCCGAGCCAAAGAGTATCGCTGATCTACGCGAGTATGGTGCTGCGGCAAGGGGTGCGGAAAAGGGACCTGGATCAGTGGAATATAGTATCAAGTTTTTACAGGGGCTTAAATCTATCGTGATTGATAACCAGCGCTGTCCACATACAGCAGAAGAATTCTTGCATTACGAGTATGAGCAAACCAAAGATGGCGAGTATATCAGTTCATTTCCGGATCGCGATGATCATGCAATCGCGGCAGTGCGTTATGCGACTAACATGATCTGGCGGAGAAGGGGTACTGCATGATCAGAAAAATAATTGATTGGATTAGAAAGGTGTGGATGACGATGATAGGTAAACAAACTATAAAACAGGCTATGCAGGTGGACATTGCCATCAGCGAGCCGATGATCGAAGCATTGGAGCTGTGGGCGAAGATGTACGCAAATGATTCTCCCTGGCTAAAAGAGAACGAGATTTACTCGCTCAACCTGGCTGCCGCGATTGCATCGGAAATTGCACGCACCGCCACCATCGAAATGATGATGACCATCGAAGGCAGCAAACGCGCCGACTATTTGGCAGCCCAGTTTGAGAAGGTGCTGGATAACTTGCGGGATGTGATCGAGTTCGGCTCAGCCAAAGGCGGACTCATTTTAAAACCATATGTGGACGGGAAAAATCTGAATGTTGATTTTGTACACGCCGATCAGTTTTATCCGGTTGAGTTTGACCGCAACGGCAATATTATCTCAGCTGTCTTTGTGGATCAGCGCAAGAAAGGTGACAGCTGGTACACGCGGTTAGAATTTCACGAGCTATCAGATACCGGCTACCAGGTGCGAAACGCGGCTTATAAAAGCAACTCGGGGGATATGCTGGGTACGAAAGTGTCGCTCTCGGTAATCGATGACTGGGATGGACTGGAAGAGGAGGCGCTGATAACAGGTGTTGACAAACCACTTTTCGCGTATTTCCGCTATCCGCTTGCCAACAACATCGATGCCTCTTCACCATTGGGCGTGTCATGTTTCAGCCGCGCGGTGGATCTGATAAAACAGGCCGATTTGCAATGGTCAAACCTGATGTGGGAATTTGAAGCCACACAAGCCGCCATTTTTGTTGATGTGCTAGCTTTCGGCAAGGACACTAGTGGTAAACCAATTTTGCCAAATAAACGCCTCTATCGCACCCTTGAAACAGGCAGCGCGGAGGGGGAGCTTTTCAAAGAGTGGACACCCAGCATCCGCGAGCAAAATATTCTCAATGGGTTGGATCGAATTCTGAAACAGATCGAATTTACCTGCGGGCTAGCATATGGGACACTATCCGATCCCAACACCATCGAAAAGACAGCTACCGAAATAGCCAGTGCAAAACAGCGCTCATATGCAACCGTGGTGGATGTTCAGAAAGCGGTAAAAAGCGCGCTGGATGATCTGCTGTATGCAATGGATACATGGGCGACATTGAGCAAAGTACCCAAAGGAAAATATACTGCGACATATGATTTTGACGATTCGGTGATTGTGGATAAGGATGCACAATTCCAGCGGGATTTGCGATTGGTTCAGCAGGGCATTATGAGTACGGTTGAATTCAGGATGCGCAACATGGGTGAGGACGAGAAAACTGCAAAAGCAAAAGTAGCGGAAGCGCGGGATGGGCAGGGCAGTTTTTTTGAAGAGGAGTGATGAACAACAAGCAAGTCAAGAAATTGAGACGAATTGTTAAAAGAGCATATCCTTCGCTTTATGACAACCTGGGTGTAGCAATATTGGAGCTTCCGCTAAAGAAACGATTAAAAATTGCCTGGCTAATTATTCTCAAACGTAAACTAATTTTATAGCTGCAGTGCGAGGTAACAAATAAGTGCTGAACTTTGACCAGCTTGATATTTTGATTGCGCCGCTCATGGAATTGTATGAGCGTTATCAAATGTCGGTTATCAAAGACATTGCACGAAGGCTGGCAAAACTAAAAACAACCCACATGGCCGCCTGGCAGATGCAACGGCTGATTGAGGCTGGGCTGGTTTATGAACACGCGCTTGAGGAATTATCCAAATTGACAGGAAAGAGTGTAAGAGAATTGCGGCGTGTGTTTCAGAAAGCGGGCGTTAAATCGGTAACGTTCGATGATGCGATTTACAAAGCGGCAGGACTGAAACCAACACCCCTGAACCTGTCGCCGGCAATGACCCAGGTATTGGCTGCTGGCCTGAGAAAGACCGGGGGGGTTATCCGCAATCTGACCATGTCCACGGCATCCAGCGCCCAGAATGCTTTCATCGATGCTGCTGATTTGGCTTATATGCAAGTGTCTAGCGGCGCGTTTGACTACAACACGGCCATCAGAAATGCAGTGATTGAAGTAGCCAATAAAGGGTTATCGACTATCGGTTATGCGAGCGGGAGAAAGGATCAGCTGGATGTTGCAGTCCGGCGCACTGTCTTAACCGGCGTGAGCCAGACAGCCGGAGAACTGACCGAAGCCCGTTTGGATGAAATGGGAACTGATCTCGTGCAGACTTCTGCGCATATTGGGGCGCGCAACAAGGGTGATGTGCCGGAGAATCACGAGCTGTGGCAAGGTCGAGTGTTCTCACGGATGGGAAATCCTGATTACCCCAATTTCTACGAGATAACCGGCTATGGAACGGTTGTTGGTCTTTATGGAATAAATTGTCGGCATTCACACCACGCGTATTACCCAGGCATTTCCGATGAGCTCTACAACGAGGCTATGATGCAGGAATACGCCAGCAAAACCGTCATTTATAACGGCCAAGAGATGAGCTGGTATGACGCTACTCAGAAACAGCGGGAGATTGAACGAAAGATCCGGTACTGGAAGCGCCAGGAAGAAGCATTGAAAGCAGCTGGTTTGGATGCCAGTGCAGAGACTGCGAAGGTGCGCGAATGGCAGGCGCGTATGCGCGATTTTACGAAGCAGACCGGGCTGTACAGGCAGTATGAGAGGGAAAGGATTATGCCCCTGGTGCCTGTAGAAAATGTTGATCGTGATTTGCAGTTGGCACAACAGGGAAGCTTGTTTGACCTAACGCTAAAAGAAACTGAGACGATATTTAGCCAGCCGTTTGATTTATCCGAACGATACAACAATGAAAAATTCAAGTCTGAAAGGATAATTTTTGATGAAATCGGCAAAGATCATACATGGCGAATACATAAAAATGATCGAGAATGGTTCTCTAAAAATCAGGATTTGGTCCTAAGGACAATACAAAATCCTATATTTGTTGATTCTCTACCTAGAGATTCTAAGCAGAGAGGAATAAATATTGCGCATGTTTTTTATATTGGTGAAACAGGAAATCCTTTTTTAACTGTGGTTATCAACTTCAAAAATAATAGAGCAAAAATTTGGACAATGTTCAGGGCAAACAATCAATACATTTTTTATGAGGATGGAACTCTTAAAGATAGATGGATGAAAGCAAAATAAAACTGGCCTTGAGTTGGCATCCGTCAATCTCGCACCAGTTTGGGGTCCCGTACGGCATCGCGCGACTTGCCATCTCTCTCCTTGCGGAAATGTGGGAAGCGACTTCCCACCTCAGAACCTGATTACATAATACCATAAAACGAATATGATTGCAATAGAAAAAAGAAATGAGTAAAGAATTCCGCTCGTTCTTAAATCTGCTTTATTCATTGTGCAAGCAGTTTATTGCCTGGTACGAAAAAGAGATCAGGGATACTTGCAAAACATAGAATAGGTGTGCTATAATATATTGTAAATATACAGCGTCAGGCCTTCTGGGTCGGGCGCGACTAATAAAGTGGGACTAACGTCACGCTTTCAGGAGAAATCCTGTTGGTGTGGCGTTTTTTCGTTATCCGCAAACGTAAAAGGGCGGGTGTTGCGTGAACACGACCACGTAAAAAGTGTAGACATGA